CATCCTTAAAGCGTTACCGAACTTAGAGAATGGATACTATCTACCATTTCATTCGGATCATATTGTCAACTTTAAAGGGATTATTGAGTATGAATCTCAATCAATTACGATTGAAGATCGAATCCACATGTTGGAATACCAGTCTCAGCTTGGTCCTAGTATTACTGCGTTTGTTAATAATATTCCTGTCGCTGTGTTTGGTATTGTGTTTTTATGGAAAGGAGTGGGTGAGGCGTGGTCACTATTCACACAGGAATCCAGAAGATACCCAATAGCTATGACAAAAGGTGCATTTGCATTTTTTGATAGCTGTCAGATATTATTTAATTTACATCGATTACAAATTACCGTAAAATGTACAGATAAAAGAGCTGTATCTTGGGCAAAGCATTTAGGTTTTGTGGAAGAGGGAACCATGATTGCTTATAGTGCAGATAAAGATAATACATACATGATGAGGAGAACTTAATGGGTGGTTTATTTGGTGGCGCACCTAAGATGCCAAAGGTGGATACATCTGCACAAGACAAGATGATTGCACAAACTCAGCAACAAATTGAAATGCAACAGAAAGAAACAGAACGTTTACGTACACAAGCAGAAGAAGAACGTAGAACAATGGAAGAACAACTAGCATCAAAACAAGCAGCAAGACGTCGTGGCGGTAAACGATCATTGTTGTCTGAAGCACGCTTTATGCCAGAGCTTGGTGTCACTGACGAAGAACAAACCTTAGGAGGCTAGCATGGCCAAGTCCTTATCATATCAAGAAGCTGTCAGTCAGGGTCTAGTCTATCCAGGAGCTGAACAAGAAGCATTAAAGCTTACGGGTGGAGGTAAAGGTTTTGCTTCATCAGAAGCTTTTAAAAAAGCATTCGATACATCGTATCAAGCTAAAAAATCTGAAGTTGATGCACTAACTGGTAAAGTGCAAAGTCTTGCTGATATTAATAAAGAAGCTAATAGGCTTTGGAGTGCAGCAATGGGTGCAAGCACTAAAGCGTACGGTGGCGCATTAAATCGTTATTACGGTTATGTTCAAAGCACAGATTTTTATAAACAAACTGATCCGTATTATGCACGTTGGTATAGAGTTGATCAAACAAGAGATTTAATTAATCGTGAAATTGATCGTTTAGCTTCACAGCAAAAAGGTTTGTCTGGAACCATGGAACAAGCCATGGCTAAATACAAAGCTACATCTGAAAAAGCAGTAGAGGCTGAAAAAAGAGAAACAGGTGCAGCAGCGGCAGCACGTAAAAGATTAACACGAGGTACTGCTGGACTATTAGCAAAATCTGGTGGTGCTGGTGGAATGGTTGGCACAGGGTTACCAGAACTTGGTAAAGGTGTCAGTGGTGGTTTGGGTATGCAAGATCAATTAGGACGAAAGGTAAAATTATGAAACCAGAATTTAAAGATGATGGTACGCCAACAAATAAATACATGAAGTGGTTGTATGAGAATGATTTTGAAAAGTTTGAAGAAATGCAAGGTGAACATTTTACAACCAAAGCAAAAATGAAAGACAATCCACTACGTGATTACGCTAAAAAGAAAATGAAGAAGAAAGACTAATCATGGACAAAATGAAAAGTAAAGTTCGTAAAGTCATGAAAGAGTATAAAGAAGGTAAATTACATTCAGGATCTAAAAAAGGACCAGTCGTAAAATCACGCAAACAAGCAGTAGCCATTGCCATGTCAGAATCTGGTCAAAAGAAAAAAGGATACTAATGGAAAAGAAAGGTTTGTATCACAACATTAACGAGCGTAAGAAGAAGGGTATTAGTCGATCTAAAAAAGATTCAACTATATCTCCAAAAGCTTATGCAAACATGGTCGCTGGATTTAAGAAGAAAAAATAGATGCAACAATATAGAGACGCATATTCAACAAGAGACATTGAGCAAGTACGGCTGATTGAAGGTCAGGCTTTTTCGTTAGGATATGTACGAACTTTTTTAGATCCATTGCCAGCTGGACAAAGCATTGACATTGCACTTGCATTTCCAAGCGGTAATGCGATTGGTTATTTATATGAAGGTTCAGTCGTTTCAGGGGGAACATCATTACCGATTGTAAATCGCAATAGAGCAAGTACAATTACTAGCCAAGGTGTAGCTATTGTTAATCCAACGATTACTTCATTAGGCACTTTAGTATTGCAAGAAATTTTAACAGGTGGTCTTGGTAAAAAAGGTGCTGGAGGTGAGGCTGGTGGTAACAACTTAATATTAAAAGGATTGACGACTTACTTGTTTAGATTAACTAATGCAGATACTCAGAACAATGCTCATGCTGCTGAAATTATATTAAGTTGGAATGAATAATGGTTGCTAAAAAATATCAAAACCCTGAAGGTGGATTGAATGAAGCTGGACGTAAATATTTTAAAAGAACTGAGGGATCAAATCTTAAAGCCCCACAAAAGGCTGGGACAGATGGTCGTCGTGTCAGCTTTGCTGCACGCTTTAGTGGGATGGATGGTCCTCTAAAAGATGAGAAGGGTAGACCCACTCGATTAAAAAAAGCATTACAAGCGTGGGGTTTTGGTAGCAAAGAAGCTGCACGTAACTTTGCAAATAAACATAAAAAGGGATAAGTATGGTAGACATGATGAGACTGAGTGCTGAAGATGTTTTAAAGAGACATGATAAGGCACTGATTAAAAAAGAAGACTTTAGAGACTTATATGAAGAAGCGTATGAGTTTGCTCTACCACAACGTAATCTTTATGATGGTCATTATGACGGTAAAGTAGGCGGCACAAAGAAAATGAATCGTGTATTTGATTCTACAGCCATCAACTCTACACAACGATTTGCTAACCGTATGCAATCTGGCATCTTCCCTCCACAACGTAAATGGTGTCGATTAGAACCAGGACCAGATATTCCTGAAGATCGTAAAGCAGAAGCACAAGCTGCATTAGATATTTACAATGAAAGATTATTCTCTACACTCAAGCAATCAAACTTTGATATTGCCATTGGTGAATTCTTACTTGACTTATCTGTAGGTACAGCAGTCATGATGGTGCAACCAGGTGATGAGATTAATCCGATTAACTTTATTCCTGTACCACAATACCTTGTCTCTATTGAAGAAGGTGCGAATGGTCAAGTGGATAATGTGTATCGACGCATCCGTATGAAAGGTGAAGCAATACAACGTCAATGGATTGATGCAGATATTCCAAAAGAATTACAAAAGAAGATTGATGATAAACCAACTGATGATGTAGAACTAATCGAAGCAACTGTGTTTGATCAGAAGCGTGGTGATTATTGTTATCATGTCATTCACAAAGAATCTAAAACAGAGCTAGTGTATCGACGCATGGAGTATAGTCCTTGGATTGTATCACGCTATGCTAAAGTAGCGGGTGAGATTTATGGTCGTGGCCCATTAATCACAGCATTACCTGATGTGAAGACACTGAACAAAACATTAGAGTTAGTGTTAAAGAATGCATCACTCTCAATCTCTGGTGTTTACACAGCAGCTGATGATGGTGTATTAAATCCTAACACAGTGAAGATCATGCCAGGTGCCATTATTCCTGTCGCACGTAACGGTGGTCCACAAGGTGAATCACTCAGACCATTACCACGTGCGGGTGACTTTAACGTATCACAAATTGTGATGAATGATTTACGTCAAAACATCAAACGTATCTTACTCGATGAATCATTACCACCTGATAACATGTCAGCTCGATCAGCAACAGAAGTTGTTGAGCGTATGAAAGAATTATCACAGAACTTAGGTTCTGCATTTGGTCGACTCATTAATGAAACAATGATTCCTTTAGTGTCTAAGATACTGCAAGTGATGGATGAACGTGGTATCATTACATTACCATTAAAAGTAAATGGTTTAGAAGTGAAGATTAGTCCTGTGGCTCCATTAGCAATGGCGCAGAATATGGAAGATGTACAAAACATTTTACAGTATGCACAGATTGCACAACAAGCTGGACCCGCTGGACAAACAACCATTAAAGTAGAAGAAATGATGGACTACATTGCTGAGAAGTTAGGCGTGCCACAATCAATCAGACCTACGCCACAAGAGCGTATGATGATGAAACAACAGATGGCACAAGCTGCACAACAAATGTCAGCTGAACAGCAGATGGCTCCAGAACAACAAGGATAATACATGGCTGGATGGGAAGATTTACAAGAGACGTTGCCTCTTGAACGAGGTGACGTCAGTCAAAAGAAAGATGATTTAGATCGTCTTTGTCTTAGAGTCCTAGGGGGTGAGGACGGCAAGAAGTTAATGAAATGGCTGCGTGATGCAGTTGTTGAGCAACCTGTTGCCTTGCCAGGAAGCGACCCTAGCTACGCATTTTACCGTGAAGGACAAAATTCAATAGTTAAGGATTTAGAAGCAAGGTTAATTAGAGCAAGGAAATTATAATGGAAGAAACACTCGAGCCTAGTGTGGAGCAAGAAAGCACTGGCCTACTCGATGGAGCTAATCCAGAACCAGAGGAAGCTAGCGAAGTAAATCCACAAGAAGTAGAAATAGATCATCGTGATCCAGCAGAGTTAAAAGCTAAAGAAGAGTTTGGTCTTAACGAAGAATCAGATGATGATGAACCCTTAGAAAGACCAGATTGGTGGCCAGAAAACTTTTGGAAAGAAGATGGAGCTGAGCCAGACTTAGAAGGTATTGCTAAATCATGGTCTGATTTACGTAAGAAAATATCACAAGGTAAACACAAAGCACCAGAAGATGGTAAGTATGATACATCTGCTTTTGGTAACATTCCTGAAGATGATCCAATTCGTGGCCATGTCATGAACTGGGCAAAGGAATATGGTGTCAGTCAAGCTGCATTAGATGACTTAGTTGGACAAGTTGTTGAAATGAATATGCAGAGTGCTGAAACTTACCGTGTTAATATTGAACAAGAAAAGAAAGCATTAGGTCCTAACGCAGAAGCACGCATCCAAGGCATTGTAAAATGGGGAGCTAACCTTGTTCAAAAAGGTGTATGGGGTAAAGATGACTTTGAAGAGTTTAAGATTATGGGTGGTACTGCAAAAGGTATTGCTACATTAGAAAAGCTCAGAGCATCTTATGAAGGTCGACTACCGACTGAAACACAACCCGTAGAAGGCGCACCATCTAAAGATGAGTTATATCAAATGGTCGCTGATCCTAAATATAAATCTGATCCAGCATACCGAACTAAAGTCGAGAAATTATTCGCACAAAATTTCGGTTAATCACTTGACAAGAAGCCTTATTCTCGGATACAATCGGGGATAAGGCCCATTGTTTTATCACAAAACAACCCTTAATGCAAGTAACCTTGTCGACTGGCTATCGTAAATAGCAAGCACTGGCCCAGATTTCACTGGCATACCACAGCGATTAATACATATTTTTATTAATTACTAAGGAGTCAATAATGGCTATTGGATTATCTAATGCTTTTGTTACCCTATTTGATGCCGAAGTTAAACAGGCTTACCAAGCGAAAGCACAATTGGTTGGTGCAGTTAGACAAAGACGCGGCGTTGAGGGTTCAACAGCAAAATTCCCTAAAGTGGGTAAAGGCGTTGCTACATTAAGAGTACCACAAACAGACGTAACACCATTGAATGTGGATTTCTCACAAGTAACAGCAACTATGGAAGATTGGAATGCAGCAGAATATTCTGACATCTTCATGCAACAAAAAGTTAACTTTGACGAAAGACAAGAATTAGTACAAGTTGTTGCTAATGCGATCGGTCGTCGTCAAGACCAACTTATTATTGATGCTTTAACAGCATCTTCAACATCTAACACTGTGTCAAACGACATCGGTGGTACAGATACAAACCTTAACCTAGACAAACTTCTTGCAGCTAAGAAATTGTTAGACAAAGGTAACGTACCTCCACAAGATCGTCACATGGTGATTCATGCTAACTCTTTAGCATCAATCTTAGGTGAGCAAAAACTAACATCATCTGACTATGCTTCAGTTAAAGCTTTAGTATCTGGTGAAATCAATACATTCTTAGGTTTCACATTCCACGTATTAGGCGACAGAGCTGAAGGTGGTTTAGCTGTTGACGGTTCTTTAGACAGAACTGTTTGGGCATTCCACAAAGATGCAGTTGGTTATGCTGAAGGCATGGGTCCTAAAACAGAGATCAACTATGTACCAGAGAAAACATCGTTCTTAGTGAACTCAATGTTCTCAGCTGGTGCTACAGCGATCGATGCTGAAGGTATTGTTCAAATCACATGTCGTGAATCAGCTTAAGGAGAATAACTAATGGCTTATACAAAAGACAATTTACAACCTATTGGTGGTCAGTCTAAAGCTGGGAATGCTCCTCAAATGTGGAGCTACACAGCACCTGGTACTGACGCACTTGCTGATATCAATACATCAGGTTACTTCAATGGCGCATCAACAGTATTAAAAGTTGGTGACTTAATCCATGTATGGGATGCTTCTGTTCCTACATCGAGTTTAGTTACTGTACTTTCTAATGCTTCTGGTGTAGTTGATGTATCTGATGGTACAGCACTATCAGTCGCAGACGCTGACTAAGTTGTAATATATTGCAGACAGGTAGGTGCTTCGGTGCCTACCTATTTGCACATTTAAAGGAAAGAAAATGGCTTCTGGAGATTCAGCAATTTCAATATGTTCCGATGCATTGTTGATGCTAGGAGCAAAACCTATCGCTTCGTTTAACGAAGGAACAGACGAGTCCAACATTACTGATCGACTCTACCCAGACATCAAGATTAAAACCATTGCAAGTCACCCATGGTCTTTCTCATTTAAGAAAGTTCAATTAGCAAGATTGGTGACCACACCTGTTACTGAATACAAATACGAATATCAATTACCAAGCGACATGATTGGATTGCCACGCGCTGTGTATGACTCTGATAAAGTTGGCGCACCTGTAAGACGTGAATACAGAATCATGGGCAATAAAATATTAACTGACTATGAAGCAGTCTATGTCGATTATCAATATAATGTTGAAGAATTTGCGTTACCACATTACTTTGTACAGTTATTAAAATATCAAATGGCATGGCACTTGGCTTTACCAATTACAGACCAAGCGGATAAATCAGAATACTGGAAGATTGTTGCAGAAGGAACTCCAGGTGAAAATGGACGTGGTGGTTACATGAGACAAGCAATGAACATTGATGGACAAGGACAACCTACAAACGCAATACAAGATTTCCCACTTATTAATGTGAGGTATTAATGGCACGTTTTGTCAGTGTACAAACTAACTTTACAACGGGAGAACTCGATCCACTCGTTCGCTCACGTATTGATTTAGACGCTTACAATAATGCATTACAAACTGCACGCAACGTTGTCTGTCAACCTCAGGGTGGTGTGAAAAGACGTCCAGGTCTTAAATACATTGCTGAGTTAGGGGGTAGCCCAGAGAACGGTGTTCGTTTAGTCCACTTTGAATTCTCTATCAATGACAGTTACATGCTTGCATTTACAACAAATCGTATGTATGTATTTAAAGACAGTGCATTGATTACCAACATTAATGCTTCAGGTGATGACTATTTAGATACAACAGGTTATGGCTTAACAGGCGATCATTTAAATCACATTGTATGGACACAGTCTGCGGATACTTTGATTATTGCAGATGAAGACACAGCTCCTGTAAAGATTGTTCGTGGAGCATCAGATAGCTCTTGGACAATTAGCACTGTTGCATTTGATTCTATTCCGAAATATGCGTTTACTTTAACAACATCTAATCCAGCAGCTACATTAACACCATCAACTGTATCAGGTAAAGTCACATTAACAGCTAGCACAGGTGTGTTTAATAGTGGACATGTAGGTCAGTACATTAATGCAGATCCACAAGGTCGAGCCAAGATTGTAGAATATGTCAGTAGCACAGTAGTTAATGCTGTGACTGAATTCCCATTCTTTAATACAACTGCTATTGCCTCAGGAAGCTGGGAGCTTGAAACAGGCTATGAAGCAGTATGGTCTGTTACACGAGGATGGCCAAGAACCGTAACATTCCATCAAGGTCGATTATACTTCGGTGGATCTAAATCAAGACCATCTACCATCTGGGGATCACGCGTTGGATTGTTCTTTGACTTTGAGGCGATTGAAGGATTAGACGATGATGCGGTTGAAGCGACACTAGATACGAACACATTTAACGCGATTACAGATATGATCTCTGGTCGTGACTTACAAATCTTTACTTCTGGTGGTGAGTTCGTTGTTCCTCAGCAAGGTCTTACACCGATTACACCTACTGACTTCTTCTTACAGTCTGTATCACGAAATGGTATTCGCGAAGGTGTACGTGTTAAACAACTAGAATCAGGCGTATTGTTTGTGCAAAGACAAGGTAAGCAATTATCTGAGATTGCATATTCTGATACACAGTTAACTTATATTACTTCTAAGATTTCATTACTGTCTGGACACTTATTAAAAGCACCTAAGTCTATGGATATTCGACGTGCAGTGAATACCGATGAAAATGATCTATTGTTAATTGTTAATAGTGATGATGGATCAATTGCAGCATTCTCATTATTGCGTGCGCAGAACGTCATTGCTCCTAGCCAGTTTACAACGACAGGTGAATTTATTGATGTGGGTGTAGATATTACTGACATTTATACAGTCGTAAAAAGAGATGATGATGGTACAGATAAATATTATATGGAAGTGTTTGATGAAAACACATTAACAGACAGTGCTAAGACTGGAGGTGTAGCATCGTCAGTAAGCATGGCTCATGTAGAAGGACAAGAAGTAAATGTCATTATTGATGGCATTGTACAACCCAATCAAACTGTTGCATCTGGAGGGACTGTAACATTTCCTCGTGCTTCTACAGAAAGCTATGAAGTAGGTTTACCTATTTCAGTTGAAGTAAAGACCATGCCTCTTGAGATCCGTATGCAGTCAGGCCCACGTCTTGGATTTAAGAAGCGTATTGTCGAAGTGAATGCTTTGCTCTACAAAACACAGAATATTGCCATTAACGGTAACTTAGTTCCAATTAGAACATTTGACACAGCGGGTACATTAGATTCATCGGTGCCTGAGTTTACAGGAACAAAAGTATTAAATGGTATACTAGGGTATAGTAATGATGCACAAATTACAGTGACGCAAACTGCGCCATTGAAGTTTACATTACTCGGTTTAGAATATAAAGTCGCAACACATCAAGGAACGTAATTATGGGATTTGCAGCCGCAGCACCAGCAGCAACAACAGCATTTGGATCGACAGCATTTTGGGCGGGTACAGCCGCAGCTGCTCCGATCACATCGTCTTTAGTGATGCCATCTATATTTACTACAGCAGCATCATCAGGTGGTGGCTTATTAAGTAGTTTTAGTTTAGCTAAATTATTACCTACTATGCAACAATTATCTCCATTAATGTATTGGGGATCACAAGCTTTTGGAACAGCATCTACGATTCGCAGCGGTAACATTCAATCAAATATGTATGATTTGCAAAACCTACAATTGCAAGCTAATTTAAATATGAAACAACTTAATCATGAACAAACATCTCTTGAGCGATTAAGAAAGCTTAAGCAAATTAATGCAGCTAACTTAGCAAGAGCTTACAGTGGCGGCGTATCTGGCTTAGACGGATCAACTAAATTATTGGAAACAGTCAGTGGTCAAGAGTATTCAAAAGATTATGGTACAGCATTAGCTCAGTTTAGAACAGACATGGTGAATGGTAATATTCAAAGTGATATTTATCAAATGGCTGGACAAGAAGCAGTGAATGGAGCTTATTTGGATGCAGCTGCTAAGCTTGGTAATGCAGCTTATATGTATAGTCGAATTGGTGGGCCACCATCAACTGCACAAGGATAGGATAAGTTATGGTAGATAGAGTATATCAAAGACAAGCACGATTAACGGATGGCATCTCATTAGACATTAGTCCTATGAAAGAGATGATTCGTACTCAAGATCGTGTGACTAATGCCTTAGACAGTATGGCTCAATTTGTTTATAAAGATATGGCGACTCGTGCAGAGATGGCTGGTAAACAATATGGTGTTACAAAGCGTCCTACGGTACAACAAATCTCTGATGCTGTGCGTAAAGGTGAAGATCCATCTACCTACTTCCAAGAAGGTGGAACCGTGTTTGGTGATGCTGCACGTGAAGCTCAAGCAGAAATGTTTAGACAAGACTTAGAGTTTGATGTCACGAATCAGATTAATGCTGTTGCAACTGCAATTGACTCTGGTGTACCTGTTGATGATCCAGAACAGTTTGCACAAGAAATTCAAACAATGATTGATGGATACAGTAATACATTAGCTCAGATTAGTCCTACACAAACATTGAAATTCCAAGCGGGTATGACTGCTGAAGGCAACAAGCTTTACAACAAAGTCTTAAAAGTTTATCAAGGTAAAGTATTAGCTGAACATCAGTTAGAGATTAGTAGACAAATTGATCAATACGGTACTGACTTATATGATTTGCTCATGGAAACAGATGGAGATATTGTAACATCTGAAGCATTCATGACTAAACGTTATCAAATGATTGAAGAATATTTGGATCGTGTGCCTGGTAATAAATTACAAAACTCAGAAGCGTTTCAAGAAATGATTACATTAACTTATAAGAAAGCAATGATTGATTATACCATTAATCGTTCTGCTGAGTTTGTTCCTGAAGATAGTAATTTAATTGCAGAGATTAGACGAGGTAACGTAGGTAAACTGAGTCCTTTATATAATACATTATCACCAAAACAAAAAGATCAGTTTGAAGATGACTTGATTAAATCTATGAATCGTTATCGTGATATTCAGAAAGGTCAACAAGATCAACTTGAAGCTGAACATAAAAAAGCAATACAAGGTATTAATCTTAAAGTGGCTCGTGGCGAAATGACTGGCATGCAAGCTATACAAGAGAGAGCAAAATTAGGGATTGATACATCATCAGCAGAAATGAAATCATATTTATCACCCAATGTCGATACACAAGATAATGTCTATCAAGCATCTAAATTAGATCGTAAGATTAGAT